AGTGAGCAGTATAAATTGGTTCGTTAAATGAATGTATTGGTTCTGACATAAATATCCTTATTTTTTAACATTTCCCATTGCAGCTTGTTGCAATGCGGGGTTATTTAATAATTGGGCACTAACTTTAGCCGGTTGTCCGGGATTAATATTTCTAACTCCAGGTCCTTGTTGTGATTGTCCTGCAACTGTTTGTCCTTGAGCAGGAGACATCATGGCGGGCATTGGACTACCAGTTAATGATTGTTGGGGTGGTTGTCCGCCAGGAGGACCATTTTGAGGTTGACCACCTGGAGGATTATTATTGTTTTGGAGAGGAGGAAGAGCTTGTTCTCCGCGCATTTGTAAAAGAGCAGGATCTGTATTTCTCAAGGCATCCATATGTCCTTGAATATGATCCATAACAATTTTAACAAAATTTGGATCAGTACGAAGATCTGGATCAGCTAATACCATACTATGTTCATCGATATGAACACTATGTTTATCCATTGGACTTACCAGGGGATTATTACCTTCTAGAAGTTCTTCATTTTCTTTTTTAATAAGCATAAGATCATCTATTTCTCCTTCATACATTGCATCAAGTCTTCCGGTATTAATAACTTGAAAATATTGTTGAGGATTTTTGATGATTTTCATTTGCATCATTTGTTCAGCCATTTGAACTCGACCAGCAATTGTTTTTGATAATGGATTACCCATATCAACTACAACTCTATTGATTGATGAAATCTTTTCTCCAGTAAATTCTTTTAATAATGGACGATTATTTTTACCAACTAGAGTCATAACTTTAGGAGTATTGGCAAAATCTTTTAATATTTGAATTACAGCAGTTCCTACTTCTTCGACTAATCTAACATAATTGGCTTGAAGTCCTGACATGAATTGTAATGCTTGAGCCTGAACAAGAGCAAGAGCTGTTCCAGACTTGAGAGATGCTTCTGGATTACCACGCGCAACACTATTAACTCCTGAAATTGTTTCTGCTTGTTGAATGAGCATATCTAAGAATTTAAATACTTCTGCAGGAGTTTGAGTTAGATTAAGAGCCTCTGGTTTTGCAGTAGATTCAATAACATTTAAAGCACCCTCAAGATTACTAATTGCAATATCAGCACCTCTTGGCATCCAAATGTTTTGTACTCCGAAGGCATTTTGGTTAGTCATAATTGTTCCAAATAAAGAATTAATACCTTCTTGGATTGGAAAAATATCAAACATTGGAGTGTAACCATATGGAGTTCCTAAAATTTCACTAGGAACTATTCTAAAAACTGGGATAGTCCGATAAGGCATTTTAGCATCTAAGAGAATAACATCTGAATCGAGAAATAACATATATCGACCATCTGGCATTGATTCAGTTTGACGATGAAAAAATTCATATACAGCAACATCATCTGTATCATCATTAGACCAAACAGCTAATCTGTAAACTGTACTTTGATTTTTTGGAGGAAGTGCTCGTATTTTATCAGCCATTTCAGGATATTTTGCAATAAGATCAAATCTATTAACCCAATTTCTAACAGTTAACCAATCATTATTCCATGTATCTTTTGTTCCATCAATAACTACGTCAAATACAGAAGGAGTTGAAAATTCTAATTCACCTTCTCTTACTGCCTCATCTGTTTCTGGATCAACATCATATATTTCTCCAGCTGTTGCATTCCAGGCAAGTTTTACATATCCTTGACCTAGTACAATTGCATGTTCTGTTGCTCTTGTTAAACAGCTTTCAAGATTCTTTTCTCGCATGTAATAATCGAGAATTTGATTACCAAGATAAGTCTGAGCATATGATTTATAGTCTGTATTAATTGCTCTACAATCCATGGTAGGTCTTGAAGAGGTTATCATTACATAAATATGTTGTGCAAGATTTCTAAAATGGTTTATAGGAATTTGAACTAATTCACCTTGTTCTCCAGTAAAATTTACTCTATGTCCATATCCAATGTAGTCGTTTAGATAAGCGCCATTGTATGCACGCCACATATTTTGAAGTTTATCTAAATAGCTATTAGATCGAAGAATATTAAAAAACGATTCAGACTTTCCTAATATAATACTTGCGGCATCAGCTGCGGGTTTAGCCGCGAAGTATACGTCCGATGGATCATTAAAAGGACTTGAATTAGACATAATTAAAATTTCCTCTTGGTTCTAATACCAAATATTTGTTTGTATTTTTCTAGTTGACTATTCCCATTTTCTGCAAATTTTGCAGGGTCTTTAACAAATAAACTAGACATATTCATTTGATAATGAGAAGGATATGGATTTTTTTTATATTCTATAACTCTTACTAAATATTTTAAAGCTTCTACTGCATCATAATGTCCATCATCTGTACTGCGAGCAAAACCTTTTCTTTGTTTATCCCATCGAACATTTTTTAAATGTCTTATCAAGGTTACACATCTTGGATGAATAATAATTTTTTTATTTCCAATCATTATACGAAGATTATTAATCATAGCATCTGCATCGTCTTTTCTTGCTATTTGAAAATCTACTCCTTCTTCTTTGGAGAATAATTTTCTGCTATGCATGTATATTTCTTGGGTCAATATATAACTAATATCACTTACTCTTATGTGTGGTGCTCGATATTCCAAAGATATTGGATTAGTCCAAAGTTCTTTTTCTTTTCTATTAATTTCTTTTGCAAGATGTTCAATAGTCATGTCTTTGTCTTGAAAATTAATAACTGTTTCATCTTCTATAATAACTTTATCAGCTCTAAAATCATAATAGCCATAAAGAACTACAGTAAGATCTTTTCCACCAGTATCCATGCCTTCATATGCATCAAAAAATGGAGGTTTTGGCCATTCTTTTACAATTTCTTTTTCTAAGGCACTATCAAATTCAGGTATTACAGAAGTTTTAGAATCTTTAATTATTTCACAATATAATTCCCTACGAGCTTCATCCGTATTAATTCCACCCAATTCTGCTATAAGTTCTTCTTTTTGTTCTGGAGTAATGCGTGGATTATCATCTATTGTTTTCATTATTAGTGAACCACGTTGTTCAGCTTCTTGGATATAATCTAAAAATTCATGATCTGATTCTTTTGGAGGAGTAGAAGCTAAAATTCCTTTACCTTTAGTGATAAGAGTTGTCGGCAAAAGAATACTTTTTATCATATTTTTTAAATCGTCACAACTACCAGCTTCATCGATCATCCAAATATCGCTGTCACCACCACGAAGTTTTTCAGCATGACCGCTATCACTACCAGCTAATTGAATTTCAGAACCATTATTGAAATAATATATATAATCTTTTTGTCTGAATTCTGGTTTTATATCACTTGGACAATCTTCTATTAGTTGTCGTAAAATTGGTCTAACGTTATTATTAACTTGTAACTTTGTTGGTGAAACAAGTTTAACTACTGCATTTGGTTTTCTTATACATTGTTCCAAAGCTAGAACACATAACGTATAAGTCTTTCCTTGACGACGAGATAAAAGCCAAGTCATTATTTTATGCTTAGAATTATAATAAAGATCATATAATTCTTTTTGAGTCTTGTCTAATTTAAAAGAAAGCATTCCATTACGCCACAATTGTTCGCGTGCTGCTCTTTTAATTTCTTCTTTTTCAGTTAGAATTGTCATTTGTCCCTTCAACAAGGGCTAAAAGTTCTTCATTACTCATATTTTGAGTTTTTAATTCGATAACTTTTGGAGAATTTCTCGAAGCAGTCAATACTTTTGAAAATATTTCTACTCGTCTTGCTTCTTCTAATGTTAATTCTCTTCCACTACTAATATCTCTGAGCTTTTCGAGTTGCATTACACATATTGCTTCCTCAGAACTTGTTAAAAATTTTTGTCCCAATGATTTATCATCTTTTAAAATTGGAACTGATGATTCTAAAAGTTGTTTGAGGTGATCACGTTCTTCTTCAAGTTTTTTTAATTTCTTTGACAGATTTAATATGGTACTATTTTGTGCTTCAGCATATGCTTGCAATTGACTCATTTCTTTATATTGCAATATGGTTTTACTAAAGCCATCAGACATTATATTTATTACCTTTGCTACAATTTTGAGATTCAGTTAATATTTGTAAGTTTTCTGGTACATGAAGTCCTGATATATTTTTACCTTGTAATGGAATAATATGATCTACTTCAAATAAAATTCCTAAACTATCAGTCATAAGTTTTGCATAAGTATAGTATTCTTCTATTTTTAACCAATCATCAAATGTTAACCATTTTGGTGTTCTTTGTAATTTTAATGCCCTACGTTTAGCTGCTGATGCATTTTTTTTAGCTTTATCTGCAGTTTTATAGCATTTTTTTGAATATTCGTTAAATTGTTTACGATTATTTTTACTATATTTTGCTTGTTTTTCTTTTAAAGAAGATTCATAATTTTTATGCCAGTAAATTCTATTTCTTTTATTAATTTCTTCTTTGTTTGTCATATAATATTCAATTTGATAGTTTTTATATTCTTTAGTATCTTTAATTTTATTGTATCGGTCTTTAAAATATTTATCAGAACGTTTTTTATTTTCAATTCTATATTTAGAATCACAGTCTTTACATTTATACTGCAATAGATCTTTAGTTGTTTTTGATTTTGCAAAACAAGACAAAGACTTTATTTCTAAACATTTAGCGCATAATTTATTATCTAGCATTTATTCCACGCATCCCTTGAGCCATTTTCATGCTTGCTAAAGCACTTTTAATAGAATCTATATCTTTGTTTTTAAAATCAATATCTTCTGTAAGTTTTGCTAATTGTTTTTCAATAGCAACTAATTTAGAATCATTTGTTTTAAATTCAAAAAATGACACGATAGAGCCCAATACTAATAAAATTACAGCATCTTCGTATCCAGAAGGACGAACTAAGACCTTAATGAAATAGAGACATAATAGAGCTAGGAATATAGTACTTTTAGTTTTTTGCATTATTATCTCCATTAAATTTTTTAAAACTTTAGAAACTATATTAGCTTGAGCCACTGTTTGGGGTACATAGACCACCTTTTTGCCCTAAGTAAGGCTGTTAGCACGCTTCATGTCTCTAATATATAGTTGTTAATAGTGATAAATAGATAATATCCATGGTAGTTAACAACTATCTATATGCTAAAAAAGACTTCCTCAACGTGTCCTAAGTGTGCGATTTATATGGAATTAGTCAAAGGAAATACTTGGTTTAAATGTTCCATTTGCGGATATATGATTAAAGTTGAAAAGATTATAATAAAGAAGTATAATAAGATAAAATGACTATTTATAAAATCACATGTATTATAACTAATAAACACTATATAGGTCAAACTGTTCAAAAAACAGATAAACGTATACGAGATCATTTTAAACCTTATAATTTAAAAAAGAAATCCAAAGTTCCATTTCTATTAAAGCAAGCAATATTGAAATATGGTAAAGAAAATTTTAAATGGACTATATTAGATATAGCAAATAATATAGAAGAATTGAATGAAAAAGAAAGATATTGGATTAAAACTCTAAATACTGTAAGTCCAAATGGTTATAATTTACAATTAGGTGGTAATAGTGGTGGAAAATTTTCAGAAGAACTAATTTTAAAACATAAAGAAATATATAATATTAATCCAGAATTAAGAAACTTAATAAGTCAATATAGCAAAAATAATTGGTCTAAAGAAGAATATAGAAAAAAAATAAGTAAATCAAGAAAAGAAAATTGGAATGATTCTTCTTATAGAATTAAACAACATGAAAGTAGATTAAAAAGTTGGGAATCAAGAAAAACTGCATATTTGGCAATAAACCCAGAATCAAATATGTCTTGTTTTTATAAAAATAATAATGAATTAAAAGATAATAATTATAAAAGAGATTCTATATATAGAGCTATAAAAAATAATGCATTATATAAAGGATTTTATTGGAGAATTTATGGAAAATAAATTAATAGCATTAGAACAATATGCTATGGGTAGAGATAAATTATATCCATTAGATTGGACAGATGAAGTAAAAAATAATGCAATAAAATTGTTAGATATTATAAATACTTTTTTAACTGAATTAGGTATAGAGGAAGCAATTGTAAGTAGTGGTTTTCGTCCACCAGCTATTAATAATAAGACCACAAATGCAGCTAAACGAAGTTATCATATGATTGGTTTAGCGATAGATTTAAAAGATAATGAACAACAAAATTTAGGAAAATTAGTAGCGTCAAGGCCAGATTTACTCAAAAAATATAATTTATGGTTAGAAGATCTAAATCATACTAAATATTGGGTTCATTTAGATATTGGAACAAGAGCTGATAGACCAAGTCGTGTGTTTCTACCTTAAAGTCTTTCTTTCATAGGTAATATTATTTCATAAATTGGTTTATTTAATTTAAGCATTTGTTCTTTCATATTTTTAGAACCTTTACTTTGTCCATCCCAAATCAATAAAAGTTTATCTGCATATTCTGCCATTTGTTTATTTCTGATAGGTCCAGCACTTTTGCCATATTTATCCCAATCAGCTTTAAATATTTTAACTTTTCTTAAAGATATTTTAGCTGCATATTCTCCAGACTTATCAACTCCACCTGCCCCTCCAGATACTATTTCTTCTGGTTCAATATGAAATTGATTAAACAATCCAAAAATGAAAGCGGGACAAGCTTTTATAGTTCTTGAACCGGCAATGATTAACTTCATAATCTTTCTTTCATAGAACTAATAAGAACCATATTCTTCCAAACTTTTATGAATGGAACTTGTCCTTCTTTTAATTCTAATTCAAAATAATCACCTTGTGCTGGTTT